ATATTGCTTTTTTCAAAGAACTAAATATATTATATCACTTATTTTAGAAAGTCAAGTACCAAGTTACCCACCATTCATCCCATCGGCTAAAGCCAATGGGTTTTCTGGTGGAACGTTGATAAAATATAGGTAACGAGGAACAGAAGTTAACATATCGGATTGAAAAAGAAGAAGAGTTATGGTATGGTTTCAGTCCATTATCTCTTGATGATAGTATTCAATACGAAGTTTCAAGATAACGAAGATGTATTGAATACTATGTGACATAATATAATTAATACACTAAAATAAATCCTTCTCTGTCATAACACGGAACTTCCAGCCGCGCAGTTTACAATACTCCTGAGCGGCTTTCCATTTCTCCTTGTTCACCATATAAGTTTCCATCTCACTCTCAAAGAGCTTCTGAGTCCTTCCATTACCGGGCGGTAATGGTTGTTGTGTTTGTTTGAATGGCTTTATCTCAATAAGCTCAACCCATTCTTTATCACCTACCTGAAACTTCACAAAGAAGTCAGGATGGTAATTCCATACAATACTCCTACCCTCCTGCATAGTTCTTACAGGATGCTGGTAAGGAATCTAAGACTGCTCTGAAGCCCACTGAATGACATTTTCATTTTTATCCAGATACTTCATAAACTCATATTCCCACGATGAACGAGCTATAGGTAATTCTTTACCCATATACTTTTTCTTATTCTTCGGGGTGTATGTCTTCAGCCCTGGAAATTTACTCGGAGCCTTTGGAAGCGCCTTGACATAAAACCCGTTGGCTTTTACCATATCGTGTATTTCACGGGCTTTTTCTTCGGTTTCCTCTATCTTCTTGACAACTTCCCCATTTGGACTAAATACTCCCCACCACTTTTTCCTGTTTTTAGCCATATAATTCTCCTAAATATATATTATAATAGATATAATAATAACATGGCTGTAAAAAAGATTGTTATCGCTCCATTCATTCGCAAGGCTGCTATTCCCGGTGGAGTAGCATCTATAGTCAGTGGCATTGTTCCGCCAAATAACATGGAGGGGCAAACCAAGGACGAAGTTGGTAGAAACATAAAAAGTAATAACATAGAACTTGGTGACATCATGGTATTCAATTATATCGGTAGAGATATTCCCGATATGTCTGAAGGTAATACCATACCAGCCGACGAGAAGATGGTTCTCAACCCCATGGTGGTGTTTGCTGGATTCGACTTACAAACTGGAAACATTGTTGGTGTTGACTTCAGAAGATTCCGATTGGCTAAACTTAGTATAGTAACAACAAAAGTCATATACGCTCTCAAGAAGTATTATTACAACTCTCAGTTTGATGACAGGGGTAATGAGATATTGAGAAAGAAGAGCAACGCTGAGATTCCATATAACTCTAAGTTTGCTTTTAGATACGAAAACTTCGACAACGGATTATATAGTCCAGTAGCCCCAGCCCTCAAAAAATACTACCGTTCTTACAGCCCAAAAAGAATGAGAAACGCTCTTCTTATAAATATAGAACAGGCAGAAGACATCGCTAACCAGACAGTAAAAGCAGTCCCAGGAATACTACCGGAGTAATATGACATGGCAATGAGAAACTTTTTTTCTTTCAATAGAAGCCGAAAGCCGGAAACTCCTGCTGACATGTCTCCGCAGGAGAAGCAGCTTCTCATCAAGACAAGAAACACCATATTCAACAATCTGAACCCTGGTAATGACAAAGCCCGTGAGAAGGCTATTACCCAGGCTCCAGTCACCGACTTGCAGGATGTCGGTATTGTCAATGGTGAGTATAGCCAAGTAGTCAATGTATTCTCAAAGTATATCTACGCTATTGAGCGTGATAAGAGAACCCGCCTCGCCATATATCGCGAAATGGCTAAGTATCCAGAAATAGCATTCGCTGTTGATGAGTATGTTGATGAAGCCGTCAACGAGGGTCCAGATGGTAAGTGTATGAAGCTTATCATCCGTAATAAGGCTCTCAACGAGAATGACAACATGCGTAAGACAATCATCGCAGAGTTTGATCATTTGATGAATCAGATTATAAGAATTGATAAGTATATTCACCAGTATTTCCGTGAATATATGGTTGATGGTGAGATATACTTTGAAAAGATATTTGATATCGAAGACGAATCCAAGGGTATTTGCAAAGTCAAGAAGCTGATGACAACCAAGATTTATCCTGTCTATAAGGATATTGAATCCGACGATGTTCTCTTCTATGCTTACCAAGGCGAAGATGCAGGCGTCAAGAATCTTCCAAAGGAAATGATAGCTTACGCTAATAGCGGTAAGTTTGACTGGAGTAAGGACGAGGATATGAAGGTTGTTCTTTCATTCCTTGAAGAATCCAAGACAACCTATAAGCGTCTCAAGCTTCTTGAAGACGCTCTCGTTATCTATCGTATAGTCCGTGCGCCAGAGCGCCGTGTATTCAAGATTGATGTTGGTTCGCTTCCAAAGGGCAGAGCCGATCAATTCATGCAGGAAATGATTCGCAAGTATCGTCAACGTAAGTTCTTCGATCCTGCAACCGGCGACATATCTGAGGGTTTGGATATGATGGCTATGACTGAGGACTTCTGGTTCCCTGTATTCCAGGGCGGACGCTCTTCAGATGTTACAACTCTGGCTGGCGGATGCTTGGCTCTGGATACTATTATACCTTTGTTAGATGGAAGAAAGCTAACTCTTCAGCAAATAATAGACGAACATGCTGCTGGAAAGCAGAATTGGGTATTTAGCTGTGATCCTGAATCTGGGGAGATAAAGCCTGGAAAGATCGACGCCGCCGGTATCACAAAACGTAATGCCCAGATGATGAAGCTAATACTTGATAACGGTAAAGAAATAAAATGCACTCCAGAACATAAATTTCCAGTATTGGGTAAGGGTATGCTTGAAGCTAAAGATATAAAAGAAAATGATTCTATTATACCATTTAGACAAGAGAATAAAGTTTATAGAGGTGATAAAGAATATAACTTTGTTTATGATACTCATAGAAAAGAATGGATACCAACCCATAAAATGGTTTCGAATTCTATAACCGGAACCCCGTTTTATAATGAGATTAAATATAAATTGGATGAAGAAAAGAAGGTTATACATCATTCAGATGTAAATAGATTCAATAATAACCCAGAAAACCTATTTCATATGGGATTTAGGGATCATTTTGCCTTCCATTCTGAGAAATTATCACAAATAGGATTAAATGCTATAAAGAATAAAAATGGAAATGAAAAATCGTTGAGAGAATATTGGGCTACCGCTACACCGACTGAAAAAGAGAGATTTGGTAAGAGAGTTTCGAAGGGAATAAAGAAGTATTTGAATACTCTTACTGTTGAGGAGCGAGAGAAGTTAGTTTCTATGGCTATTTCCAATCTCGTAGGTGCTAACGAGAAGCTTCAATATAAAATGTTGAATGATGATAGTTTCCGTAAAAATGTATTATTGAAACGTGGTATATCTATAAAGGCAGTAAAATCGTCTCTTGAGAAAAAGATTATTTATTCAAATAATTCCAAGCGTTTATGGAGCGATAAAGGATATATCGCTAAAATGGAATCCTCCGCTAAAAAGCAGTCTATAAAATGTTCATTTGAAACTTTCAAGATGATTGTAGATGCCGTTGGTAATACATGTGGAAAGTGCCGGGACGTTGTTGAATATTTGAGAAGCAACAATTCATTTACATCGCGACTCAAACAGGAGAATAATGATTCTCATTCAAATTTCAACAACATAACTACTTCTAATATAATAAAGATTATAAAAAAGAATGGGTTTAGAAACTGGAAGCACTTCAAGAAAGACTGTAAAAATATCAATCATAGAGTTGTCTCGATTGAATATTTGTCTGACAGAGAAGATGTTGGTGATTTGCAGATAGATAATAACCATATAATACATAATTATCACACATATGCTCTGGAATCTGGCGTATTCTGTCATAATAGTGGACTTGGGGAAATCGGTGACATTGATTACTTCTTGAATAAGCTCTACCGTGGCTTGAAGATTCCTAAGAGCCGCTTTGGTGAAGATAACAAGTTCTCCATCGGTGACACTTCAGATATTACCCGTGAAGAAGTCAAGTTCGTCAAGGAAGTCAAGCGTTACACTGATAGATTCGCTGAAGTATTCAAGGATATATTCATTACTCATCTTACCCTCAAGGGTATAGCTGAAGAATATGGTATTACTGAGCAGGACATCAAAATTCAGATGTTCGCTAATAACCTCTTTGAGAAGTTCATGGAAGCTAAAGTCCTTGAGCTTCGTTTCCAGAACTTCAGTAACTTCAAGGATCTCATCGACACCGAGAAGCCTGTATTCGCCCGTAAGTGGATTGTCCAGAAGTATCTTGAAGTTGATGAAGAAGAGTGGAAGCAGAATCAAGAGCTTCTTGCCGCTGAAAAGGATTCACTTGAAGAAGAGGGTGAGGATGGCGGCGGCGGTGGTGGAGGCGGCGGCGGTATGGACTTAGGCGGCGGTGATATGGGCGGAGATATGGGTGGCGGCGATGCTGGCGGTGACGCTGGCGGAGATGAAGGTGGGGATGTTGGGGGCGATGCAGGTGGCGAAGAACCTGCTCTATAAAGGAAAAATAATATGAACCTAAAAGAATCAAACGAATTGATAATGTCATTGGCTCACAAACACAAGATAAGCGTCACTGTTCTCGAAGAGCTTTGGACGCAGGCAGTTTCCAAGCAAGAGAAAAATGCTAAGACGAAAGAAGAGAAGGACAAGTCCAGCCCTAAGTTCTGGAAAGGTGTTCGCTCTAATTTCAAAAAACTCATTGATAACCTAGAAATACAGGAGGCGAAGGCAATTATGGACTCAAGAGAAAGATACACTCAGTCAACTTCACAGTGGCTTGATCAGCTTCAGAGCGGCGATTACGCTGCTGCTGAAAAGACATTTCCAGAAATTATGAGGTCGAAGCTCGACATAATGATAAATAACGGTAAAGAAAAATATTTGAAGCAAATGTCAGATAAGGTAAACAAGCAAAAAGAGGGATAAAATGTTCAAACTTATTACCGAATCAAATTTCGAATCCATAGGTAAATTTCTTTATGAAGAATATACCAATGATACTGGTGTCAAAGTAAAGTCACCAACCATTGAAGGTATATTCATTCAAACAGAGAAGAAGAACCGTAATGGACGAGTTTACCCACGCTCTCTCATGGAGAAATGCGTTCAGGCTTATGTAGCTGATCGCTTCCCCAATGAGAAGACAAAGAAGTGGCGCACATTCGGTGAGCTTGGGCATCCAGAAGGCGTTGAAATAAACCTTCACCGCGTTTCCCACATAATTACCGATATGAAGTGGAATGGAAACGATGTTATCGGTAAGGCTAAGATACTTGACACAGAATATGGCAGAATAGCCGAATCCATTCTCAAGGCAGACGGGCAGCTTGGCGTTTCATCCCGTGGACTTGGAAATGTTCAGGAAGCCCATGGACAAGATGCTGCCCTTGTTACTGAATACGAGCTTATTACTGTTGATATCGTAGCCGATCCTTCAGCACCAGACGGTTTCGTTGATGGAATTCTTGAAAGCGTCAACTATATCAGAAGCGGTGGTAGATATACTCCGGAATCGTTTGCTCGTAGTGGAAAAGCATACGATAATCTGAATAAAGCATTATCTTCATTGCCAAAACATGATAGAGATTTGTATCTCGTTTCATGTCTGAAAGATTTTTTCAAGACAATCTAACAAACCCTTATAAATACTTATAGCATCTCAGGAGACAACATGAGCAAACAGGCAATTATGGAGACATTGAAGAAGGCACTTGGAGAATCACTCTCTAACGAAGCCGCTTCAGAAATTTCAACCTATCTTGACTCGCTCGTTACCGACAGAGCAAAGGCTTCAACTCTATCACTTCAGGAACAGCTCGACGCTGCTAAGAAGGAAGCTGCTGAAGCTAAGAAGAAGCTCGAAGAACAGCAGGAAACCTTCCAGAAGGAAGCCGAGTTGTTCGCTGCTGAATTAGCAGAAGCATTCGCTAAGAAAGAAGAAATCCTCTTTGAAGAGTTGAATAACTTCAAGGAGCAAACTATTCAGGTTGTTGAGCAGACTTCCTCTGAATACCGCACTCAGGTTGAGAAGATGGTTGAGGAAACTGCTGCCGAATATCGCACCGTCCTTGAGAGAGTGATGGTCGAAGAAGCAAAGAATTTCAGAATAAAGCAAGAGGCTGCTCTTGCTGAAGATGTTAATAAGTACCGTAAGGACTTGCTTGAGAAGTTGGATCAATATCTCGAATCCGAAATTCCTAAGCATATTCCAGAGGGCATCATGGAAGCAGCCGCGAAAGCAAAGGCTTATGAAGGACTTGTTGATGGTATGTTAAATACCTTCTCCAAGAACTACATCAAGCTGGACTCAACCGGATACGAAGCTCTCAAGGCTGCGAAGAAGGAATCTGAGTCTATTGCCGAGCAATACAACGCAAAAGTGAAAGAAGTAGTCTCATTGACTGCCCAGGTTAGAGATTTGGAAAAGAAGGTTAAGCTCGCCTCGTTGACCGAGGGAATGACACAGACTCAGAAGGCTCGCGCAGCCAAGCTCCTTGAGAGTGCAACTGCCTCCGATATAGAGAAGAAGTTCGATGCTGTCAAGGATTACATAATCAGTGAAAGCGTCAAGGCTCCAGCAAAGCCTACAACTCAAAGTGTTGCTCCAAAGGCACCAGCAAAGCCAGTTATAACTGAATCCGCTAAGAAGCAGATGGAAAAAATAGAGGAAATGGTTTCCTCTTCATCAACAACTTCTAGCAACCTACCGATGGATTCATGGAAAAAGTCACTCGACCGCATGAATCGTCGTATATAAATCACTAACCAATAAATACTCAAGAAAGGTATTACCATGGCATTAGACGCACAAATTAGAGACGCACTTCTTAAGAAGTGGAAGCCAATGATCGAGCATATTCGTGACGATCGTAAGGCAGAAATCACCTCACAGCTTCTCGAACAAGAGAACCGCTACTTCAAGGACGTTCTTAGCGAAGCCGCTTCGTCCGCGGGTGGAGCAGTAACATCGTATGTCGGACCAAACGCATCAAACGTTGGTGGTTCAACAGGTATCGCACGCTTCCAGGCAATCGCAATGCCTTTAGTTGCCCGTGTATTCCCTGAACTCGTCACTAATGAACTCGTTGGCGTGCAGCCAATGTTTACACCAGTCGGATTGGCATATGCCCTCCGCTATCGCTACCAGAGCGACTTCAATTCGAAGGCTGGATTCCCAGGACAGGAAGCTGGATTCAACACCGTAGAAGCTCTCTACTCGGGTGGATATCCAACAACCGCAACAACCCTTCCAACCTCCGCTGATTTCAACGCCGCTTGGAATATAACAGTTGACAATGGTAAGGTAAAGGGTGGAGATGTTGACGCAGGATTGTCACCACGCGGTGGATACAATACTGCCGATGCTGAAGGTCTTGGCGAAACTCACTGGCAGGGAATCGCTGAAATGGATCGTATCCGTTACATGGGACTCTCCGTTGAGAAGCAGACTGTTGAAGCTAAGACCCGCAAGCTCGCTGCTCGTTGGTCGCATGAAGCACAGCAGGACTTGAAGAACATGCACAATGTTGACCTCGCTGCTCAGTTGAGCGACTTACTTGCCTACGAAGTAGCCGCAGAAATCGACGCAGAAGTTAAGGCTAACATCATTGCTCTCGCTCAGGTCGGTGGCGTTCTCGTATGGGATTACCGCTCGGCTGCTTTCGGTGGTGCTGATGGACGCTGGGAACAGGAAAAGTTTAGAACACTTTACACCGTTCTTCTCAAGGCTTCAAGTGATATCGCAGTTGCTACCCGTCGTGGTGCTGGTAACTTCGTTCTCGCTTCGCCAACCGTCTGCGCTGCAATCGAAGCTCTTGAGCAGTTCGCTCTTAGCTCTGTAGCAACCAACCTCGCAACTGAAGTTTCGGGCGTTGCTAAGGTCGGAACCATCGGTCGCTTCACTGTCTACCGTGACATGTTTGCAACCCGTGATTACGCTGTTGTTGGATACAAGGGACGCGATGATGCTGACTCTGGCATCGTTTACCTCCCATATGTCCCACTCCAGTTCCTCGAAGCTGTTGGTCAGGATTCCTTCAACCCAAGAATCGGTGTTATGACACGCTACGGCATGTGCAATAACCTCTTCGGTGCTGAAAACTACTATCGCTACATTGACGTCCGTGGCTTGTCCACTTCGTCGCTCTCTGGCTCAGTAGGCTAAGTTAGCTAAATCCTTAAAAGGTGAAAAATAACCCTCGCTTCGGCGGGGGTTATTTTTTTGATTTATTATAAACACGGCATATAATAAAACTATAGAGTGGAGAAAACTATTATGCCCCGCCCAAAGACTACTTATCTACACCATAGTCATTTATTTAATGGCGTAAAAGTTATAAATGAAAAAGATCTAATGGAAGATAATAAATTTAATGTAAATACCAAAGTTATAATTGAATGTGATAATAAACATACATACTGTTCATCTGTCACCAAAGTAAAATCCTTACATAAAAATCCAAAAGAATGCCCACATTGTTCGTTACGAGCAAAGTACGAACAAATGGGTGTTAAATATGAAGTTATTTTTTCCTGGGCAACTAAATATAATTTTAAGATTATGAATGAAAAGCAGTATTACAATAGGTTTAATGATAGTATATTTGTTAAATGCAATGTTCATGATTATATAAAAGAAATAAAATCCATATCACATCTTGAAAAAAATCTTGATAATACTACCTTACAATGTCCAGAATGTAATGGAAAATATCACCCAATTTCGGCAGATGTAATCAAAGAAAAGTTAAATACGCGTGATAATTTATCAAATGGGGTTATACTACGTGAAACAATAACATATGACACATTACCACAAAATCTCAAAAACAAAATTTTAACACAAGATAAGTGGCGTATAGTTCAGTATACAAATACGAAAACAAAATGTGTATATCAGTGTAATGACTGTGGAGAAATAAAAGAATGTTTACCATATAACTTGTTTACTGGTAATGGTAATGGGTGTTTGGGATGTAAGAAAAATATAGATGCTGATAGGGTGTGTGAAAAAATAAAGAATATGTGTTTGGAATATAATTTTTATCCAAAAACTAAATTGGAATATAAAGATGTAAATACTCCTATAGAGTTTGTTTGCAATAACTGCGGGGGTTTATATGTGAAAACGTGGGCTAATTTAACTGGAAACTATTATAAAATGAGTTGTGAAAAATGTTACGCATCCACAAAAAGAAAGAGTCAAACAGAATTTTGTGAATTTATAAAATCATTGGTTTTAGATGTTGAGGAAAATAATAAAACAATAATTGCTCCTTATGAGTTAGACATTGTATGTCATGATAAAAAAGTAGCTTTTGAGTTTTGCGGTGTTATATGGCACTCGACTAAATTTAAAAATGACAAAAACTATCACAAAAGAAAATACGAGATGTGCAAAGAAAATGGATATAGGTTAATAACTATATTCGATGATGAGTGGTGCAACAAAAAAGATATTTGTAAATCAAGAATTATAAGTATACTCGGAAAGAATGAAAATAAAATATACGCTCGTAAATGTAAAATAATTGAAGTAGATGATTTTACAGCTAGGGATTTTTTCAACAATAATCATATACAAGGCGCTCCATCCAAGATTGGAAACTGTTATGGGTTGGAACATAATGGAAGTATAGTATGTATGATGTCATTTGGATTGCGCCATGGTAAATTAAAAAGAGTAGAAAATCAATGGGAACTTCAAAGATATTCAACTATTAGAGAATTAAACGTCCCGGGTGGAGCCGGGAAGCTTTTGAATAATTTTATAAAATTACACCCAATGACACAAATAGTGACTTTTTCTGATAATAGGTGGGGGGATAGTGAATTTTATAAAAAGATAGGATTTTTGGAGGATAAAATACTCGGAGTTGACTATATGTATTGTGGTTCTAATACGAAATGGTGTAGAAAACATAAGTTTGGATTTGATAAAAAGAAGTTGATAAAGAAGTGTTTGTCCCTTAATATAGATTTTACCGAATATGACACTGAGGCTGTCTTGTCTGAAAAATTGGGTTTATATAGGGTTTATGATTGTGGGCATAAAAGATATATAATAGAAAATAAATGATATAATACCTCAAAGGATTCTTATATGACAAGAGACGAAAAAGACAAACTCATAAAGTTCATGCTTGAAACAAGACAGTCGGAAATGGAAGAAATTGAGAAGGGCATAGTTATAGCTACTATGAAGCTAGAAGCCATGTCAGGACCTAACATGGATGTCCGTCTATCTGGAGTGTTTAGAAAGCGCCGTGAAGAGCTTGAGGAAGAATATGAGCGTCTAAAGATAGAGATTAGTAAGCTCAATGCTGGAGAGCTACCTGAAGAGAAGAAGAAAGATGCCGTCCAGAGAGCTAAAGAAAACCTCATAAGATTCCAAGAAGAAGCTAAAGAGAGACAGAAAAAAATTGGTAATGGTGTCAATGAATTCAATGATAAGCTCGGACCTCTGAAGGGATAAATATGCGCCCAGCAATATTCAGAAAAGTAACAGATGGTGTTATAAAGCTCAAGGATATACACAATCAAATTATTTTCTTGAAAAAGGGTGAGCGTATAGTTGGTTATTATGAGATGTTTGACGGACTACCCGGCTTACAATTTGAATCCTTTGGTGATACTCTGAATAAAGTTGATTTCACCATAGAACAAACTGGAAATGTATTTAATATAGTAAATACTCCAACTGAAGAAGTCATCAAGAGTATAAAGCCAGATGGATTTTTACTTCCAGACGCGGAAGAGCCACCTGATAGTCCTCACGCTGATAAGAATTGTCCGAAGTGTCATGGGCGTGGAAAGTATCATTTCGGTGGCTCGTATGGTAGTCCTGTTCATTGGTCAGTTTGTGAATGCATCATGTTCAAGAAAGAACCGCCACCTAAGCCATCTACCATACATGGATTCGATCCTGAGACACTAAAGGCTCTCAAAGCCAAGACTCCTAGAGAGTGGATGCTTGTCAAGAAACATGAGTTGAAAAAGATAATGGATACCGCTGGAATAGACTATTCTCAGGTAGAAGACGATAGAATGGCTCTCTATAAATTCCTCTTTTCAATAATAAAAGATTTATAATAATGTTTTAGACATTCATATGATTGATAAATAAGGGTTGAGGGACACATATGAAAGTCAATACAAGAGCATCGCTAACTGACTGGATTTATAAGATTCTTGGAGCGCCAGCTATCAAGCCGCCGATTGATCCGGCTCAGATTGATAACCTCATGGACGAGGCTATTGACTACTATACTTTTCATGCTGGTGGAACTGGACATGAAGAGAATTACATTATTATTGAGACTAAGCCAGTTGAATATACTAAGCTAAATGAGGATGGTAGTTATCAGTTTGAAACAAGGCAATACGAAGATCAGTCGGGATTATGCTTAGGTATATCAGCCGAACCTTTCTTAGTATATAAGCAAGAGTATCAGCTTCCGAGAAATGTATTAGCCGTTGGTGATGTTATGGCTGCATCAAGAACAACACAGAGTCAACAGTATTCTACAGAACCCCTCCTAGAAAGAGGTTTCGCCCTTACTGGACTCGGTATTATGTCTTCGGGCATCGGTGGCTTACAAGGGGCTGGATTTGGCTCTGTAGGCACTTCTATGTGGACTCCTGGCTCCTTCGGACAGTTCAACTCATTTGGCTCCAGAGGTGGTGAAGGAACCCGTGGAGCGGGTGGCGGTGCTGACTTAGTAGGCTACGAATTGGGGCTACAATACCTTGAGATGATAAAGCAGCGTTATACTGTCAAGATGGATGTTCAATTCATGGAAGAAAGTCGAAAGGTTCGCTTATCACCCGCTCCTAAAGCTACTGGTGTAGTTATTCTTCCAGTTTGGACAAGAGTAGAAGATGCTGTTTTGTTTGACAACATCTGGATAAGAAGATATATAGCCGCTCTCTGCAAGATTCAGTGTGGTTACAATGTATCGAAGTATAGCGGCATAACATTCCCAGGTGGAGCAACCGTCAATGGTGAGTTCTATATCAGAGAAGGAAAGGAAGAGAAGGAGAAGCTGGAAAAGGAGATTGAGGATAACAAATACAATTATCCGGCTAGACCCTTCTGGTTTGCATAGTTTATGTGAATAGTGTGTGGAGGATATTTATGCCACGCACAGCTTATAGTTACTAATTTAGTAACTATTGATTATCGAAAGGCAATCTTTTACAATGGAAAGAGATATATAGTAGATTTCTTCATAGAAGGTAAAAAGAAGATAATAATTGAGTATAATGGTAAACAGCACTACGAACCTGTAAGGTTTGGTGGCATGAGTTATGATAGAGCGGAAAAATGTTTTGAGTTGCAGAAGGTTAGAGACTGTGCTGTGAAAAAATATTGCGAGGAAAATCAAATACTATTAGTAGAATTACCATATTGGCTAAATGACTCTGAAATTATAAATAAGGTTGAGGAAATGAAATGGCTACTAATGGATTAGACCAGAAACAATTTTGGGATCAATACAAAGGGGCGATGGCAAACGCCGCTGAGTTTGAGTTCTATGATAACATAGCAACCGAGATATTCAATATCTATGGTATACCTGTTGAGTATTTCCCAGCCGAAGTTGACCCTAATAGGGATAGGATATTTGGCGAAGACCCTAATAAGAAGTATCCACGCAAAGTTATGATTACTGCTATTATCGAAGGTGGAACCGTCCAAGAAAATGTATTATTCAACCAGTATGGTATGATGAATAAGGTTGAATTTACTATGCATCTTCATCAACAGTCATTTAGAGACACTGTTGGGAGAAAGCCATTACCTTCTGATCAGTTTACATTCGTCAAAGATTTGACAACTCAAGTATTTGAGATTATGCATGTGACTGAATCAACTCTCGGTGTTCAGGGAAACATATTCGGACACAGAACAACTTATACTGTCATCTGCAAGGAGCGTGAGATATCTCCTGCTGAAATTGGTGACGGTGAACGCTACGGGCATACAGATAGTGAGGGTAATATCTTGCCTAATGCTCCAGCAGACTTGGTAAATGTTGATGGTGAAATAAAAGAGAAGTATAAGGTTCCAGGGCTTACTCAGGATAATAAGAGTGGTGCATATCACGGTGACAACAAAGCTATTCAAGAAATAGCCGATGGTGTTGACGAGAATGGAAATCCAGTTATGCCTGGAGGACGTGGTATAATAAGTAGGAGTGGAAAAGATAAACCAGATTGGGGACAATGGTAAGACAAATAACTTTATCAACGTTCCACCAGAAAACCCATTGGCTTTAGCCGATGGGATGAATGGTGGGTAACTCGGTACTTAACTTTCTAAAATAAGTGATATAATATATTTAGTTCTTTGAAAAAAGCAATATAGACAGGTTGAGTAGGAAACAATACTACAGGTTAGTGGCAAAGTCAATAAGTCCAACAACTGGTTAGGAAGTGACTG